GCGCCAATAGAGTATGGATGCGAGTTGAAACGCCCGACGGTACAATAGAGGACGCTATCATAGACAATGGTAAAGATAGTAAGTCATACCATGCGCTCAAACGTTTTTTAGCCGAAGTTAAAAGTTAACCTAAACCCAGACTAATCCCACCTATCTCACCGCCATCGCTACGATGGCGGCATGAACCAAGAAAATCCCACTTACCACTACGGCCTAACGTCGAAAATCAAAGCCATTACACTAGCGCGTCAAGTATGTGATGTGTTGGGCCATGGCTCGACTGGCTGTGCTACGAACCTGCTGCTTGAAACTGCAGCAGCTGAAACGTGCCTTGGCCTTTATGAAGACCCGACGCCTGGCGGTGCTGGCATGGGCTTAAATCAGCACGATTTAATCGCGTTTCAAGACATCATTAGCCGCACACCCATGCGATTGGTAAAGACTATTCATATGCACTTCGGCTACGACATTCGAAAGCTGGTGCATACCGATTTGGCCAATGACCCGCTTCTTAGCTTCATATTCTGTCGTCTGCATTATCGCTTACGGCCAGAGCCAATCCCTTCGTCATTGCGAGGTCGCGCGGAGTACTGGAAACAGTTTTACAACTCAATGGCAGGTAAAGGCACAGTTCAACACTACTTAGACAACGCTAATACATATCTGTACTGCCTAACGCCATCAGACTTGAGCACACCACCATGCCAGTAAGCAAGTTCAACCAAGAATGGTTTAACACAGGTCGCCGTGCACGCTTTAAAGCCGAAAGAGTAGCGAGACTTTCAGGAGCCCTTACGATACTGCCTGAAAGCAGCTATCGCGCTACTGCTCATTGGTACTGGCGGCAGGGCTGGAATAGTGTGACGCGCCAAGAGTTGGAAGCTTACCTAGACAATGGTGAGACACCTCAGCGACTGAATGCCGAGCAACACATCACTAAAATACGTAAACAACTTGGAGCACATGCTTAATGTCTGTATTAGCCACTGCAGGAATTTCAGCCCTCATTAAATATGGTCCGTCACTGATTCGTCTCTTTGGTGAGCGTAAAAGTGGTGCGACGGAAAAGGTGGCACACACCATTGCCAATGTCGTAGAGGCAGTTAACGGAGACACATCGCCTAGTAGCGTAGCCAAGGTAAAGGCCACCGTAGACAGCTTACCGCCCGAGGTTGTAGGCGAAATTGAGCTAGGGTTAGCACAAATTGAAGCCGAGCGAGAGAAAGCCAGGCTAACTCATGATTTGGGGATGCATACTCAGCAGCAAGAAACCTTGCGTTCGGGCAAAGAAATTAAAACATTTCGCCCTGAAATTGCGCGGCGGCACAGCTGGTTCACCGCCGCGTATATCTTTGTAATGGAATTGCTCAATGCCTTCGACCATGGCAACGGTGCTAACTGGGAGATAGCGCTACTTATCGCTTCGCCAGTGCTTGCTTGGTTTGGCTTTAGAACATGGGATAAGTTTTCCAAACAAGGGGCCAGTTGATGGATGCAGCGGATATGGCTGATAAAGCCAGCGCCCCTTTTAAACGAATGGCCACGCGCTTTAGGCCTAACCAAGTAACACCTACACCACCCATTAAAACTGATGAGCATGGCGCACCTTTATGCGTGCGCTGTGATGCCGATATAACTCAACGCCGCAGAATAATAGTCGATGCTCAGCGCTGCGCCGATTGCCAACAAGATGTAGAGAACGGGAATCGATAGCATGGAACAAGTAGTAAGCCACCTTAACGACAACTGGAAAATTTATTCGTTCTTTGTATCAGTAATGCTGATGGCTGGACTTTATTGGCTGAGCAAGTATTTCGCGACAAAGACAGAGTTAGCAGCGCACGTTAACAGCCAGGAAGAGCGCTTCAAACTAAACGAACTGAAGTTCAAAGACCATCAGATTGAGCACTACAAGCTACGCGATAAGGTGCATGAAATTGACAGCCACGTTAAGCACCTTCCAAGTGCCGGAGAAAGCGCCGCCCTTCGAGAAGAAATAGCCCGTTTAAATGGACGATTAGAAGGCATGGAACCTTTGTTTAAACAGGTGTTAAACAACGTAAACATACTTTTTGAAAACGAGTTGCGCGGAGACAAGAACTAATGGCAATCGCAATTATAGTAAACGAACACGAGCGCTTAAGCATTTTGCACTGCCTAGCAGCTATGGATGACTATGCCGCAAACAACAGCATTATCCAGGGTGTGTGCGCCAGCTACGGCAACACAATGACCATCGATAAGCTAGGCACTCAGCTTCATTGGTTGAAAGAGCAAGGCTTAGTCACCTTAGACCATCATGAGAGCTACACCATAGCCCGCATTACACAGCGCGGCCTAGACGTTGAACGAGGCCTTGCCACCACACCAGGTGTTAAACGCCCGGGGCCGAGGTAGCAGCCATGAGTGATAAGCGCACCCGTGGCAAGCCCAGCAAAATAGACCAGCTTCCCGACGACATAAAGTCTGAGCTGATTGAGCTATTGCGCGATAAATCCGTTACACAAACCGAAGTGCTTGAACGGGTTAACACCCTAATACGTGACGCAGGCTTACCCGAAGAAGAACATATCTCACGTAGCGGCCTTAACCGCTATGCCACGCGCATGGCCACAGTGGGCAGTCGCATTCAGGAAGCCCGTGAAGTGTCTAAACAATGGGTAGACCAGCTGGGCGGTAAGCCAACGGGCGAAGTCTCGAAAGTGCTCATTGAGATGGTTCGCACCCTAGCGTTCGACCAAGTGTTAAAACTGTCTGAATCTGGTGAGGCGGTTCCCCCAAAATTCATTAAAGAGCTTGCCGTTGGAGTAGAAAAACTTGAGAAAGCCGCTACTGAAAGTACCAAACGTGAAAAAGAGATCCGCAAGGCCATGGCGGAAGAAGCCGCAGAGCGTGCCGCAGAGGTAGCCAAAGCAGCGGGACTAACCGCAGATGGTGCTGCGCAAATCAAGCGTGAGATTTTGGGGATTGCCTAATGAAGCTGCCACCACAGCCTGCCCCTACACCTAAGGAAATCAGGCCCAGTAAAACGCAATATCAAAAAGCCATTGAGCAATGCGACAGGCTTGAAACGCGGTTTGGGCTACCCACCTTCATTCCCTTCGATGAGAACGAACTTTTACTTGGGTACCAGAAGCGCTGGGTAGCCGATGACTCACTGCTGAAGATTGCTGAGAAGTCGCGTCGAACCGGTATCACGTGGGCCGAAGCGTCAGACGCTGTGCTTACCGCCAGTAGAACCAAAAGCGCACACGGTACCAATCACTTCTATGTGGGCACAAACAAGGAAATGGCCCGTGAGTTTATTGATGCAGCGGCCATGTGGGCCAAGGCATTTGATAAAGTAGCAGGCGATATACAAGAAGAGCTATTCATTGATGAAGGTCAGGAAGGCAAAGAAATTCTGACATTCGTTATTCATTTTGCCAGTGGCTTTAAAATACAGGCGCTGAGCTCGAAGCCGTCTAACCTGCGTGGTATGCAGGGTAACGTAACCATTGATGAAGCCGCCTTCCACGACCAATTAGCGGAAGTACTCAAGGCTGCACTTGCGCTTACCATGTGGGGCGCAAAGGTGCGCCTTATCAGTACTCACAACGGCGCTGAGAACCTTTTTAACCAGCTAATACAAGATAGCCGAGCAGGCAAAAAGCGTTACAGCATTCATCGTATTACGCTAGATGACGCATGCAATGAAGGCTTGTACCAGCGCATATGCCAGGTTAAAGGGAATGACTGGAGCCAAGAGGCCGAACAAAAGTGGAAGGACGATTTACTTAACGATACCGCCAGCCAAGAGGATGCACTAGAAGAGTATTTCTGTGTGCCTAAATCGGGTGGTGGTGCCTACATTAGCCGTGCCCTAATCGATAAGGCCATGGTGCAACCCGACGAAAGTGGCCAGCCCACCATTATCCACTATGCACAAAGTGCTGAGTGGAACCAGATGCGCCCCGACTTGCGCGCTGCTGATATTAAAGACTGGTGCAATGAGGTCTTGCTGCCCCAGCTGGAGAAGTTAAACCCAGAGCAACGCCACTGCTTAGGGGAAGACTTTGCACGTTCTGGCGATTTAACGTGTTTATGGGTTGGTGCAATACAGCAAGACTTAAGCCTTCTTGTACCGCTTGTGGTGGAACTTAAAAACATTCCCTACAAGCAGCAAGAACAAATTCTATTTTTCATCATCGACAGGCTACCGCGCTTTATTGGCGCGCAATTGGATGCCACGGGTAACGGTGAATACTTGGCAGAGCAAGCAGTTGACCATTACGGCGCGGGGCTTATCGAGTCGGTCAAGATCACCGAAAACTGGTATCGAGAAAGTATGCCGCCTATGAAGGCCCATTTTGAGGACTTCACCATTATCCTACCGAGTGACGCTGACATCTTGGATGACCTGCGCTCGATTCAAATTAATAACCGGGGCGTGCCTCGCATACCCGATGCGAAAACCGACACTAAAAAACAGCGACATGGCGACGGTGCTATTGCCTGCTGCATGATGGTTGCGGCCAGTAAAATGGAGGGCGGTGAAATTGACTACATGAGTCTACCTTCCAAAGCCGAAAGGCGCGACAACCGCAACAATGACGACAACTACTCAATCCAACAAAGTGGGTGTTACTAATGGAAACCTACGAGCAAAACGGTACGCGCTTTCGTGTACGCGAACGCGGCCTTAAAACCAAGCAAACCGACAATTCAGCACGCGTCGCGCAAATGCGCCGCGAGTTTGCTGAGCATCCTAGTTCTGGGCTAACGCCTGCCACGTTGGCGGTCATTCTTAAAAATGCTGAACATGGTAGCTTATTAGAACAATGCTATCTGGCTGAAGACATCGAAGAGAAAGACGGTCACATCCAGGCTGAAATATTCAAGCGTAAGATGGCGCTGACCGATATCGATTGGCAGATAGAGCCGCCTGTGAATGCTACCGCCCAGGAACAAAAGGATGCGGCTAACATAGAGCAAATGCTGAAAGATGTGGAAGACTGGCACAACATCATATTTGGTATGGGTGACGGCATTTTAAAAGGCTTTTCAAACATTGAGCATGAATGGGGCTTTTACAATAACTTCCGTATTCCTGAGGCATTCGTGCACCGCCCTGCTACGTGGTTCCAGTTACACCACGACGACCAGGACTGCATTGCTCTTCGTGACCAAACGGGTAAAGGCGAAAAACTACGCCCGCTTAACTGGCTGCAGCACCGCCATCCTGCAAAAAGTGGTTATGCCGCACGCATTGGCCTAATTCGTCAGCTGGCATGGCCGTTCATATTCAAAAACTATTCTGTACGCGACCTAGCCGAGTTTTTAGAGATTTACGGTATTCCTATTAAGTTGGGTAAATATCCAAGTGGTGCAACTGATACTGAAAAGAGCCGCTTGCTTCAAGCCGTACTCGGCATTGGTCACAACGCTGGGGGCATAATTCCCAAAGGCATGGAAATTGAATTTCACGAAGCAGCGAAAGGCGGCGGCAGCGACCCCTTCATGACCATGATGAGCTGGTGTGAGCGCATCCAATCTAAAGTCATTTTAGGTCAAACCCTCACATCACAGGTAGACAGCACGGGGAGCCAAGCGCTAGGCAATGTGCACAATGAAGTACGACAAGACATTCGCGACCATGACTTACGCCAAATTGCTAACACGCTAAATCGTGATCTTGTGTTGCCTATGCACGCGCTTAACAGCCTAAGCTACCGAGGCGACCCAAGACGTAAGCCGCGCATTATATTCGACACACAAGAGCCCGAAGACATTAGCCAATACGCTGAGAGCCTACCCAAGCTGGTCGACATTGGTTTTCGTATTCCGGCCAGCTGGGCACAAGATAAGCTGCGCATTCCCGAGCCAGAGGGTGAAGAGGCCATATTGGCTCGCGCTGTCGCCACGCCTGCTGTTAAAGAGCCAGAGGAAAAGGATGCGGACAAGGACGACCCAAAACAAGAGCCGCAAACCGCTGCATTGCGTTTAGCGCTCGCTGCACTTAAAGCACAACAGCCGAAAGACGACGGCGCGGATGTGCTTACCAAGCGCTTGGCACAACAGGCTGGCGAATCGTTCAGTCAGTTAATGCAACCCATTGAGTCGTTAGTAGCTAATGCTGATTCACTGGAGGCGCTATTAGAGCAGCTGCTGGAATTAGAAGACCAACTGCCCGTTGAAGATTATCAACTACTTTTGGGCCAGGCATTTACCGCAGCTGAGTTAAGCGGACGATTTGATGTAAATGAGGGGAGATAACAATAATGCCTTGCGATCATCACACACCATGCCCTTCTGGTTACATTAGCTGGCACAGCTGGGCAAGAAAAATGCTTAAAACTCATCGCCAAACTAAATGTCCTGACTGTGGCCTATTCAAAATTTGGGTACCGAAACGGAAGGGTAATAAATAATGCCTGTCCAGTACGGCCCTCAGAAGTTTTCTGAAGCCATTACCCATTTTAGAAACAAGTTGAACATGCCCAGCGAACGCTGGGCTGATGTGTGGCGTGAACAGCACAACAACGCTTTTATGGTGGCTGGCGCAACGAAGACGGATTTGTTGGCCGACATTCGCCAAATGGTAGACAGTGCAATAGCCGAGGGCAAAAGTTTAAGCTGGTTTCAAAAAGAGTTTAAACACCTGGTTAAAAAGCATGGATGGGAACACGCAGGCAGTGCCGCATGGCGAGCTAATATCATTTACGACACGAACATGCGCCAAGCATATAACGCGGGTCGCTTCCAGCAGCTGCAGAACTTTCCCTACTGGCGCTACGCGCATGGAGATAGTCGCTACCCTCGCCCACACCACCAAAGTAAAGACGGTACCCTTTTACCCAAAGAGTCGCCGTTCTGGCTTACCTGGTTTCCCCAAAACGGCTGGGGCTGTAAATGCAAAGTGTTTGGTGAGACAGCCAGAAGCATTCAGCGAAAAGGCCTTAAATTAAGCAAAGAGCCCGTTATTGAGACGCGTGAATGGATAGATAAGAAAACAGGTGAAGTACATTATGTGCCAGTAGGTATCGACCCTGGTTTCGATTATTCGCCTGGCTCAAAATCGCAAGCCGATGTATTGCGCCAGCAGCAAATTTCAAAGCCGCCACTAAAAGAGCGCCTTCCTGAACGTGTGGTACCTAGTGCTTACTCAACGAATAAAAATGTAACCATTCATGGGTTAAACAAGGTCATTTCAGAATTGAGCCAGGCGCAACCACAAATGCGCCAAGTGACCGATTTCATTACTACCTACGGTATGAAAACCTTGTTTCTTAAACCGACTGAAATGGTGCGTGGAAGCAAGAAAGCCAAAGAATTAGCAGAGGACATTACTCGTTATTTAAATGTCCCAATATCAAAAGCCAATGGCCATTGGCCTGTGCCCAGTAACACGGCTCGGCGTGCAAATGGCTACACAGCACTAGCTTGGAAACACGTAGTCGTAAAAGCCAAAACAGGTGTAAACTTAAATAAAATTGCCGACATTACCGACTTAACCAATGCGGTAGAGGCGGCAATACTCGCTTTACAAGCTGGCAAGCGGCAATGGTCCCTATCGCATATTGTTAGGCGCTATACAGAC